TACAAGTACCGTGTGTTGAAATGTGGAACGAAACCTGTCCAGTACTAAGTGAAGTTCGTGGTTGGTTCAAAGATAGTTCACTAGAAGAAATGGGACGCAAATATTGGAAGAAGCGTAGTTACATCTTCCAAGGATTTGTAAATGAAAACCCACTTCAAGAAGATACACCTGAGAATCCAATTCGCAGATTTGTTATCTCACCAAGCATCTTTAACTTGATTAAAGACGCACTAATGGATCCGGATATCCAAGAAATGCCAACAGATTATACTGCTGGTTTGGACTTCCGCATCACAAAAACCACTAAGGGGCAGTACGCAGATTACAGTACAAGTAAATGGGCTCGTAAAGAAACTGCTATTACTGAAGCACAAATGGCAGCTATTGAGACAAGTGGCTTGCACACACTTAGTGATTTCCTCCCTAAGAAACCTACTGAAGTAGAATTGCAGTGCATTAAAGAGATGTTCGAAGCAAGTGTAGATGGACAGCCCTACGACGTTGAGCGTTGGGGGCAGTATTATCGTCCATATGGTATTGACGCTCCTGCAGGTTCCTCAACCTCTAGTACGTCTACTGCAACGGCAGCGCCAGCTACCCCAGCACCTGCTCCGGCAGCAACTCCTTCACCAATCGCAGCGGCACCTGCTCCTGCTCCACAAGTTGAAACTGTGGCAGCACCAGCAGCGGCACCTGAAGGTGAAAGCAAGCGGGCAGAAGACATCCTTGCGATGATCCGTAACCGCCAATCATAAGGCACAGAGGGCGGCAGCAATGTCGTCCTCACTTTAATATGAAAAAACCGATTATACTAAGTTGGCCCACCGGTGGCATGGGACATTCAATATACACTTTATTGTGTTTGTGCAGTAAAGAAGTCAATAGTCAGTCGCAGCAATTTTTTCCAAGTGACGGGAGCCACTGGCACGATATAAGTAAAAGTCTACACACTGATCTAATAGTAAAATCGCATCCTGATGTACATCCTGATGCAGTTACGATAGGTAGTAAAAACTATTACTTGATAAAACTATTGAGTTTGCGTAAGTGGATAATTCCTCATGAAGTAGGTATAGGTCCATATGGGCCAGTACCTGCAGGTATGGGTCCATATGATATACACACACCAGAACAGTTAGAATTATTACACCTTTGGCTCAACAAATGGAAACCTGTTATACAAAATCCAGACTTTGAGATTGAAAAACTGTTCACATCAGATGCGGCAAACTATGTAGATAGATTCATAAAAAGTTTAGAACTTACACCTAACAACAATGTTGGCACAGTGATTAAACATATTGTACAAAACAACAAAAGGTACTATAATAGAATACAGTATCTACAGCAGGTAGCGCAAATGGTTAAACTCAACAAACAACATAATATAAAACGTTTGGAAAAATACGAACAAGCATTGTTGATGACTATGATACATCACAATATGGGTGTAGTGTTTAAACTTGTTCACAATTCATTTGAAACAACACAAGATATATGGGATAGTATGGAGAATACATATGGCAAAACCGTTCGACGTAAGTAAATTTAGAAAAGACATTACAAAAAGTATTGATGGACTAAGTATCGGCTTTCACGATCCAACAGATTGGATCAGCACAGGAAGTTATGCACTTAACTATCTTATCAGTGGAGACTTTCATCGTGGCGTGCCTATGGGCAAAGTTACAGTGTTTGCTGGAGAATCAGGTGCAGGCAAGAGTTACTTTGCAAGTGGCAACATCGTGCGTCATGCACAAGAACAAGGCATCTTTGTTGTGCTGATCGACAGTGAAAACGCACTGGATGAAAGTTGGTTGCAAGCACTGGGCGTTGACACAGATGAAAGTAAACTGCTTAAACTAAGCATGAGTATGATTGATGACGTTGCTAAAACTATCAGTGTGTTTATGGCAGACTATAAAGCAATGGCAGAAGAAGATCGCCCAAAGGTACTGTTTGTACTTGATAGTTTGGGCATGATGATGACACCTACAGATGTTGATCAATTCAATAAAGGTGACATGAAAGGTGATATGGGACGTAAGCCTAAAGCACTAACTGCACTTGTGCGTAACACAGTTAACATGATTGGTAGTTACAATGTAGGTATGGTGTGTACTAACCACACATATGCAAGTCAGGATATGTTTGATCCAGATGACAAGATTAGCGGTGGACAAGGCTTTATCTATGCAAGTAGTATTGTTGTAGCAATGCGTAAACTTAAACTCAAAGAAGATTTAGATGGCAATAAGACTACTACTGTAAATGGTATTCGTGCAGCATGTAAAGTTATGAAAACACGTTATAGTAAGCCGTTTGAAGCGGTACAGGTTAAGATCCCATATGAAACAGGCATGGATCCGTACAGTGGATTGCTTGACTTGTTTGAAGCAAAAGGACTGCTTACAAAGCAAGGCAATCGTCTAAAGTATGTGACTGCAGCAGGCGAAGAAATGCTGGAGTTCCGTAAAGGCTGGACTGGCGATAAACTTGAAGCAATCATGCAGGACATTAGCAACGCAGACGGACTAAGTATTGATGATATCGCGGATGCAACAATTACTGCACCAAATGGTGACGTAGTTGATCCAGAAACAGGTGAAGTATTAGAGGAAAACAATGAGTGACGTTGAAGTTGTAATTGACGCTTATAAAATTCTTAAAGAGTATATCCCAGCAAAGGATAGACAGTTAGCAAGCGATCATTTTGTAGAAGATATGCAAGAAATTCTTGACGAACAAGATCTATTTAAACTTGGTGGTGTAGACAAATACCTCAAAGCAAGCGTAAAAGACTTGCTTGGAGAAGAGGACTTCGAAGTCGAAGAAGACGAGTATTGAGCCAATACTACAACAGAATCGTTAACGATTTAGGTGCTATTCCAGCTTTCATTAACTTTTACGAAAGTGAACTGGAAGAAGCAAAGCGCGAGTGTCATGTTAAAGGTATTGTAGAAAAGAATATTACTGCACTACCAGGTATTACTGAGCATCGTTTCAATCAACTACAAGAGATTGAAGCGGTGCTTAACTACCTCAACATACAGTTACGCAAGATCAGACGCAAGCACTTTCAAAAGTATTTGGAAGGATATGCTAGAGCGTTAACAAGTCGTGATGCAGAAAAGTATGTAGATGGCGAAGATGAAGTTATTGACTTTGAAACTATTATCAATGAAGTAGCACTATTACGCAACAGATGGCTAGGCATTATGAAAGGCTTGGACACTAAACAGTGGCAAATGGGGCATGTTGTAAGACTGCGCACAGCAGGTATGGAAGATATTAGAATTGACTAACATGACACTAGGTGAACAAACGCTGGAGTTTCTTAATCAGTTTGACGACTTTAAGCGTAGTATCAAACACATGGCTGACCTAGGATGCGGCAACGGCACTCATTTAGAATATTGGGCAAACATGCGTGATCTTAATGAAGATGGTGAGCCAGGTAGATACTTGGATATTGCGTGTCACGGCATTGACTTAAACTGCGAACATATCGAACCTCAGCGGCACAATATTGACTATAAGAACCATGACCTTAACACTGATACTCCTATGCTAAGTGTAAAGGTAGATGTTGTATGGTGTCACGATGTTATGCAATACATCTACAGTCCAGTGGAGTTTTTAGGGCGTGTTAATCGTGCAATGACCATGGGCGGCATGCTTTACTTAAATGTGCCTAGCACTGTTAATGTGCTGCAGCATAGATTTCAGCACTATACACCACCAGGACATTACAATACATTTACTGTAACACAAATATTGTATTTGCTTGCATTAAATGGGTTTGATGTAAAAGACTACTATTTGCAAAAACGCAAATATGAGGACGTTATACAAGTAGTTGTGTATAAAGAAAGAGATCCTTTACCTTATACTACAACTTGGTATAGTATGGTAGAACAAGGCTTTGTAAATGCAAACATGGAAGAAGTAATCATGCAGAACGGTATACTTAAAGATCAAGGACTGGTTACTACTTGGTTAGATGGCACAGTGCAAGATTATAGATGGCACACCAGTTAAGTCACAAAAAAAGCAGCGTTTCCGCTGCTTTTTTAT